GCCGTTGTAGGCAAGGTTGAGACCGGGCTGGAGGTAGCCACCGCTGTCGTACTTGCCCTGGTAGGCGTACTGGTGGGTGAACAGCTTGTCGTTCCAGGCACGGGCACGGGACCCGATGACGACTCCATCGCCGCCCCGGGATTCCACGTTGACGCCGTTGATGGTGCCGGCGGTGTGGCCGACACCAGCGTTCGTGATGCCGATCCGATAGGGCGAGCGCCCGTTGAGGACCCATCCCGGGGGCGCAGTCTTCCCGGCGAACGCGCCGGTGGCCCACCTGCGGTGGGGCTTCTCACCGCGGATGACGGATTCGATCGCGGAGACGAGGCCCGAGCAGTCCCAGGACGGGTTGCCGTTGCCCGCCCACTGGTAGGGCAGGCCGGCCTGCGTGCGGGCCCAGGAGAGGGCGCGCGCGAAGCCGCCTCCTCCGATGCCAGCCTCACCGAGGCGTTTGTCGGACTCGCCGGAGAACCCCAGGATGGAGCTGATCATCTTCTTGGGGATGCCGCTGATCATGCTGCGGTACAGGGAGGCCGAGCCGGAGATCTTGGCGATGAGCGGTTCGACGACGCTCTTCAGGCCCGCGGTCGCCGAAGCCTTGACGCCGTCCTTCAGCCAGGACACGCCGCTCTTGGCCAGGTCCACGGTGGCGGACGTGGCCTTGCCGACCCAGTCGAAGATGCCGCCCTTGGCGAACCCCTGGTACTGGTCGAGGGGCTTGCCGGCCATGGCCGCCCGGTTGACGGCGTGCAGGCGGGCCCGCTCGTAGGGGTCGCGCATCGCCTCGGAGACGTAGACACCTTCGCCGCGGCGCATCGGGACGAGCTGGTCGTCGCCCTGCCGGTAGGAGGACTGGCCCGGCAGGATGCCGCCGCGCGCCCATCCCTTGGTCTCCATCTTGTCGATGGTGGGGGCGCCGAACGCCTTGGCGATCATGTTCCACGTCGGGACGATGCCCGCGTTGTAGATCTTGTCGATGATGAAGCGGACCGGCTTCTTCGCGATGTCCTGGACCTTGTTCCAAGCCTTCTCGATGAAGCCCTTGGCGTCCTCGAAGGAGCGGCCGACGGACTCGACGCCCCGCTTGATGTTGTCGAAGGCGGGCTTGAGGGCCTTGTCCCACAGCCAGCGGCCCTTGTCTCCGATCGAGGTGAAGATGGGCGACAGTGCCTTGTCCCACAGCCAGCGGGCTGCTTTGCCGAGGGCGTCGAGGCGCTTCATGAAATTGTCGAAGATCGGCTTGAGGACGTTGTTCCACATCCACTTGGCGCCCTCGCCGATCCACCCGAAGACCGGCTTGAGGACGTTGGTCCACAGCCACTCGGCAACCTGCCCGATGAACTTGAGACCGGCCACGATTCGGTCGAACGAGGGCTTGAGCCAGACGTCCCACAGCCACACCGCTGCCTCGGCGATCGCGTTGAACACCGGCCGCAGGACGTTCTCCCACAGCCATGTGCCGATCGCGGCGAGCACCTTGAACCCCAGGACGAGGGGTGCGATCAGGATGGTCAGGACGACGGTGGCCAGGATCCGGGCGGCTGTGCTGATGGAGCTGAACACGGGGCTGAGGATGTTCTGCCACAGCCAGGTGGCGGCTGTCGCGATCGCCGTGAGCGCCACCACGATGGCGGCGAAGGCGGGCTTGAGGACGTTGTTCCACGCCCACATCGCCGCGGTCTGGATGCCCTTCCATGCGGCCTGCACGGCCTCGCGGAACCAGCCCCAGTGCTTGTAGGCGTAGATGACTGCGGCCACCAGGGCGACGATGCCGACGACAATCAGGGTGATGGGGTTCGCTGCCATGACCAGGTTGAACGCGATCATGGCGAGGGTCCACAGCTTGGTGGCGATCCATGCCGCATACATCAGCTGGATCAGCCACGGCAGGGTCTCCGCGATCGAAGCGATAGCCGAAGCAACCCCGCCAAGCGCCTTCAGGACCGGACCCGACAGAGATGATGCGGACCTCGCCAACTGGTAGAGCGCGCTACTGATGTCGCCGATGGCCTCGGCGAGGATCGGCGCCTGCTCCGAGGCATAGGACAGGAACCGCTCGAACTTGGCAGACCCCTTCAGGCCGCTGCCCCAGGTTGCGAACCGCCCGGTGATGGCCTGCATTCGCTTGCTGATGGACTCCATGTGCGGCAGGAAGGCCTGCACGATGCCGGCCATGCCCTTGAACGTCCGGCCGAAGGAGATACCGAGACCCTCGATGGCCGGCCGCACCGAACCGGCGAGGTCGGCCTTGAACTCCTTCCACCAGGGGGACTTGAAGCCGGCCGAGACGCGGTCCTGCAGCGTCTTGATGGCGTCGGCCGCGGCCTTCACGAACGGCGTGAGGCCGGGCAGGCTGTTCTTGAGCCCGTTCAGTGCCCGGGTGAAGATCGGCATGACGGTCGGCTGCAGGGACTTCGACCAGTCGGTGAATGCGGTCCGCAGGGACGTGAAGGCGTTCAGGGTGTCGCGGGCCGACGGCGTCAGCTTCGCGAGGGCCTCCTGATACTTGGCCTGCGCGATGGCAGCCTGATCCACGCCCCCGGCCGCCTGAAGCGACGCGGAGGCCATCTGCCGCTGTGCCGATGCGATGGAGTCCGCAGCCTGCGCCTGGGCGCGCGCCACGTTCTGCTGAGCCTTGACCACGGCCTTCTGGGCGTCGGCCACGCCGCGGGTGCGGTCCCGGACCGTCTCCTGCGCCTTGGCGAGCCGATCCTGTGCCTGCAGCACCGTCTTCGTGCCGTCGACGCCCGACTTGGCCGCCGCGGCCTGCTCGGTCTTGAGGCGGGCCGTCTCGGTGGTCTGTTCCTTGAGGCGCTGGGTTGCTTGTGCCACGGCGAGGGCGGCTCGCTGCCGGTCCAGGACCGTCGACTTCTTGTCCTTGTCGACCTCGCGCTGCCGCTGCTGGGCCTCGGCCAGGGAGAGCGCAGCGTCCTGCTGGGACAGCTGCGCGGACGCGTATCGGTCGGCGAGGTCTTCGAGCTGCTGCGCGGCCTCCTTGCGTGCCGCCACCAGGTCGAGCTGTGCCTGCCGGGAGTCCTTCTGGGAGGCAGCAAGCTGCCGCTCAGCGTCCTCGACGCCCCGCTCGGCCTCCTCGACCCGCTCCTGAGCCGAGGCGATCTGCTGCGCGGCGTTGCGGTGCGCGGACGCGAGAGCCTGCTGGGCGCCTGCCTGCTGCAGCGCCTTCGACGCCCCGGCCGATGACGCCTGTCCGCCCTTGAGTGACGAGGCGGTTGCCGCCTCCTGGGCCTGCTTCTGGGCCTGCAGGGCGCCGGCGATGCCAACGAAGGCGGGGACAGCGACGGCGGCCAGTGCTCCGACGCCTACAGATGCTGCAACAGCCGCAGAGCCGATCGCTCCGATGCCTGCCGCAAGGACAGGGATGGCGGGGATCGCCGCCAGGCCGCCGATCGCGACGACCAGGTGCAGCACGGCGGAGACTGCGCCGGACGTGTCGACATCGACACGGGCGTCCTTGCCGTCGACCGCGTCGATGGCGGCATGCACGGCGGCCAGCTCGGACAGGGCCGCTGCCGTGTCCGCCCGGACCTGCACGTTCGGATGCTCGGCGCCGAGCCGAGTCAGCTCCGCCTCGATGAGACGGATCTCTGCCCGAGCCGCACCGGCGTCGATGTCGATGCCGATCCGCTTGTTCGCCAGAGTCTCCATACGGACCCGCAGGGCCTGCAGATCCGAGTCCGCCTCGGAGGTGTCCGCCCCGATCTCGATACGGGGAAGGCTGCGGAACGCCGCCTCGAGGCGGGTCTTCAGTGCCCGGGAGAAGGCGCCGGCGGTCTCGTCACCCTGCCGGGTGGCCGCAGGCCGGGCGGTTCGGCCACCCTGGTTGACTCCGTCCCGGATGGCATCCCGCAGAGCGGCCGTGAGCCGGTTCGCGATCTGCTGCCCGATCTGCTCGCCGATCCGCAGGCCCACATCGCCGACCTGAGCCTGCATGGCCGGCCCGAAGGACCGGCCCGCAGCCGTACCCGCATCCTCGCCGGCGCGCGTCGCAGCCGGCACCAGGCCGGCACGCAGCTGGGCGTAGATGCCCCGCGTGTTGGGGACGACATCGACCTCGACGGAACCGACCTGGATCGCCACGGAGCGCCCCCTTTCCGCGCGTCAGGCCGCGCCCCCGTTGATCAGCTTGAACAGCCGCTCGGCGGCAGCGTCCGACATGGGCTCGCGGTCAGGCTTCGAGGTGACGCCCGGCCGCCGGATCGGTTCCGGTCGGCGGGGCTTGCGGCCCTTCCCGCTGGAGTTGGCGACCACGAGGATGTACTGCATCTCCCGGATGCCGTCCGAGATGCCGGCGAGGAGCTGCTCGGTCATCGACCACCGGCCCTCTTCAGGCTTACCGGCCCTGGCCTGCTGCTCGTAGGTCTCGGCGGGCAGGGCGTTGCGCAGGGCGGTCATGGTGGCCGACTCGGGCGGCAGGTGCTGAATCAGGACCCGCAGCAGCCGCCATGTCATGGCGCCGCGGTGCACATCCAGGAGGTCGCGCTGGTAGTAGCGCCACAGATCGGCCTCTACCTCTTCCGGGTGCGCCTCGATGACGCCGACGGTCCACTGGACTTTCCCATCGGCTCGCCCGCGGCTTCGCCGGCGTCGTTGAGGAACTCGCCGATCTCGTCGTTCGTGGGGTCGAGCTCGAGGTACGTCTCGTAGGAGTCGGGGCTGAGGACCATCTCGAGGAAGGCGTCCATGTCGCCGGCCTTCAGCCGACGCTGCCACGACTGGCGCCAGGCGCCGGGCGGCACGATCTCCAGGTCCTTGCCGCACAGGGGCGCGGTCACGAAGTGGCCGGTGGCCTCGATCTCCTGTGCTTCTGCGGGGGTCACATCGGTGGGTGCGGTCATGGCGCGGGCCTCCAGGGGTCATGGCGCGGGCGGTGGGGTGTGAAGGATGGGCGGGCCCGGCCCGCGCCGACGGTGTTGGCCCGCCCATCCGGTCTCAGGACAGCGGGTCCGCGGGCGTGGCCGGGATCTTGTCGACGTGGTAGACGGTGTTGCCGGCGGCGTCCGGGTAGGTGGTGATGGTCCACTCGAAGCCGGACATCTCGTCCTGCTTGTACGTGACGTCGGACCGCTCGTTGATCTCGCCCTCGGGCACGTAGAAGCCGCGGTAGCTGTCGCCGTCGATGACGAGGAACCAGAACGCCCGGCGGTCCGGTACCGGGGACGCGGTCTCCGCGAAGCTGGTGATGCCGCCCACGGGCGTGAGGTCGGCCTCGTCGATGCGGTAGTGCAGCGACATCACCGGCAGGCGGGACGTCTCCCACACAGTCAGGGAGAACGTCCGGACGGACTGGGTGATCTGGGTCCGGAACGGCGAGGTGAGACCCCAGGGGGTGAACTGCTGGGACTCCTCGTCCCAGCCGTTGACGAGGCCGTCGTCGGAGATCGCTCCGAGGGCCTGCCAGGGGTCGGTCGGCTGGCTCAGGGGGGAGGCGAGCGCCGCGGTTCCGACCGGGGCGACCCAGCCGCCGCCGTTGGCGCCGACCATCGTGAGATCCGCGGCGCGGGTGATGTTGACCATGGTGTCTCCAGACATGGAAGAGGCCCGCGCTCGGGCGGGTGTTGTGGGTCCGGCGCGGGCCCAGGGCCGGTCAGGAGACCGGGTGACTGTAGATCTGATAGGTGGCGCCGACGCGGCGCAGGCCCGTGTTCTCGTAGGGCCGGACGGCCGGCGGAGGGCTTGAGGTCACGCGGGCGAACACGGCCGCGTCGGTAACGGCGCCGGGCAGATCGCGCAGAAGCCAGCCGCGGACCTGAGCGGCCAGCGCGATCGCTGCCGCCCTGGTCGAGTGGTAGACGTCGACATCGACCAGGGCGCGGTCGAGGCGGAAGCCGTCGTCACCGCCAGCCGGCAGCCGCTGGACCTGGATTGTGGGGAGCTCCTCGAGGAGGTTGTTGTCGACCTCGTCGCGGACGACGACGCTCGGGCCGGCCTTGGCCTGCAGCCATTGGATGAGTTCCAGCTCGACATCGACACTGCCGACGTCGCCCATCAGCGGCCTCCAGCCTGCGCGGCCCGCAGCAGGACATGGTGCGCGCGGACCCGTTCCGTGCCGTACTCGACGTGCGCCCCCCACGGGGCGGTGTTGCCGACGATGGCGATGGCGCGGTCCTTGCGGCGCCCGCCACGGCGTACCGGCTGGACGAAGAAGGAGTCCTTGTACTGCCCGCGGTGCGGGTCCTCCGGGCCGCCAACCGGTGCGATCCCCTCCGCGACGCCCTTGATGATCTCGGCTCGGCGGACCATCTCAGCGAGGACCATGTCGCTACGGAGGAGCTGCCCGACTCCGCGCTTGGACATCTTGAAGCGTGCGGGCATCATGACCACCTCTCACTAGGGGGCGGTATGGACGTCAAGGGCGTGCAGGGCAGCATCAGCTTCGACGGCGAATGGATCACCATTACGAAGAAGGAAATCGGGCAGCCTGAGCGGCAGTTCCGCATCAGGGCAGCCGACGTCACCGGGACACGGCTCAAGCCGGCGACCCGCCTGTTCCACGGGTACGTCCAGTTCGTGCTGCCTGGCAGCGCGCCTGCACAGGAGTCCCGAGGGGTGCTCGCGGGTGGCCGTCCGCCGCAGTCCGACCCGCACAGCCTGTCCATCCCGCACCGGTCGAACGACGCGGCCGAGAAGCTGGTGGCTGCAGTGGAGCAGGCCCGCGGCTAGCCCGTCACACGGTCCGCAGCGAACTGGACCGGGCCGGGAGTGCCGGTGAAGGGGTTGCGCCCCCAGTCGCCCGGCTCCCCGGTGATCTCGCAGACGACGCCCCGGATGCGGACCTTGTCCGTGGTGCGGAGCGCTGTGCTGGGAGGTGCGTAGACCGTCCAGCCGACGATGACGGTGTCCCGGGCCTGCTGCTGGTCGCCTCCGACCGTTGGCGTCTCCGCCCGCGGGGTGACGACGCACCCTTCGACGTCGAAGGACTCATCCGGGCCCGGGAGCGGCTGTCCGCGGGGGTCGCGGCCGGGCGAAGTGCCGGTGCGCAGGACGCGGATGGTCTCCCCGTAGGGGTACGGGGCGGGCATCAGGTCCAGCCCCATCCGGGCTCGTAGGTCAGGCCGGGGCCGTAGGTGTCGTCGACCGGGTAGGTCGGCGATGGGTCTGCGGTCTCCGGTGTCGGATCGATGGTGAACGCGCCGCCGCGGCCGGCCAGCGACTTCAAGGCAGCCTTGTCCGCCTTCGTCAGATACAGGCCGCCCGAGCCGGACGGCCGCTGCACAGACATGGGTCCGATCGTCTCGTAGCTGACCTGCTGGGGGTTCACGTAGGCGCGGCCGGCCACGGACAGGACTACGGCGGTAGCCTGGTCCGGCAGGGGCTTGACCACCGACTCGCACAGGGCGACGGCCTGCTCGAGGAGCAGGTCGGCCCGGTCGCCGTCGATCTCCGGCAGCCCCAGGTACATGGCGAGCTGCTCGGCCGTGGGAGGAACGAACGCCATCGGATCCTCCTATCCTGCGAGGGCCTCCATGGCGTCGCACCAGGAGGCGAGTTCGGCAGCCGGGTCCAGCTCGGCCGA